AGACAAGATGTCAATTCAATATAATAATTTGTTTGAAGTCTCTACTGAAGCGCAGCTTAACTTCAAGAAGGGACAGATAGATATCTTGTTGTGGCTACTCAGTCTCAAGGAAACTTCTGAGCAAGCTTGGATGGAGTTACAAGAAGATGCCTAAAAGAATGTTTGAGTTTGTGTGTGTCAAAGGACATACAGTAGATAGATTTGTGGACACTGAGGTCAGGACTGTAGAATGTCCTCATTGCCATAATGATGCTTCACGTATTATCTCGTCTCCCAGAATCGCTCTCGAGGGCATCACAGGTGCGTTCCCCGATGCAGCAGCAAGATGGGCCAGATTACATACGGAAGCAGCAAGGAAACACTCACAAGACTGAGCGTAAGCGAAGCCTTAATATAGAAGCCTTTTTATATAGAGGCTTCCTACGGAAGTCCGAGTGTTATTTTTAATTCCTATAATCACGTATGTGACAGGAGGATAATGTGGCTAATTTCACTGAAGCGCAAGACGAGCAAGAAAACCAAGAAGTCGTAGATCTGTTCAATGAGCAGGACCAAGAGCCTCAAGCAGAGGAAACTCAAGAACCTGAAGTAGAGCAGAGCCAACAGCCCGAGGCTGAAGAGGAAGAAGTTCCCTCTAAGTACAAGGGCAAGAGTCTTAAAGACATCGTTAAGATGCACCAAGAAGCTGAGAAGCTAATTGGCAGACAGGCTCAAGAGGTTGGTGAAGTACGCAAGCTTGCAGATGAGCTCATTAAGCGACAACTCAGTACCCCAAAGGTAGAAGAAAAAGCCACTGAAGAAGACGAGATTGACTTCTTTGAAGACCCGAAGAAAGCAGTTCAGAAGGCAGTAGATAAGCACCCTGCAGTTCTCCAAGCTCAACAAGCAGCACTAGAGCTTAAGAAAGTGCAGACACTTAATCGATTGCAGTCTGATTACCCTGACTTCCAGCAGACCATCGCTGATCCAGAGTTTGCTAATTGGATTAAGTCTTCTAACGTGCGTATGCGTCTTTATGCCGCAGCAGATTCTCAGTATGATTATGAAGCAGCCGCAGAGCTACTCAGTACTTGGGGATCTATCCGTGGTGCAAAAACAACTAAGCAGGTAGAAGAAACTAAGCAGATTGCTAAGGAACAGCGTAGTAAAGCAATGAAGGCAGCCACTGTTGACACGGGTACTGTTGGTCTAGAGTCCAAAAAGACTTATAGACGAGCAGATCTAATCCGACTACAGATACAAGATCCAGATCGGTATGCACAGTTACAAGATGAAATCATGTCTGCGTATGCTGAGGGTCGAGTGATTTAACATTAACTTGAAAGGAATTACAAATGGCACTCGGTACTAACCATGTAACAAAGACCACGGCGGATAAGTTTATCCCCGAAATTTGGTCTGACGAAATCGTTGCAGCCTATAAGAAGTCTTTGGTTGCTGCTAACCTGTTCAGCAAGATGTCCTTCAAAGGTAAGAAGGGCGACACGCTGCACATTCCTAAACCCACTCGTGGCAACGCCTCTGCTAAGGCTGCTTCGACTCAGGTTACTCTGATTGCTGCTACTGAGACCGAAGTTCAGGTTCTCATTAACAAGCACTACGAGTACTCACGTCTGATCGAAGACATCGTTGAGACCCAGGCTCTGGCCTCTCTGCGTAAGTTCTACACCGATGACGCTGGCTACGCCCTGGCTAAGCAGGTTGATACCGACCTGATCGAGCTTGGTCGTTCTGCTCAAGGTGGTGACGGCACGGCTGACTACACTGGCGCTTTCTTGGGCGGTGATGGTACTACCGCTTATGTCGATGGCACCAACGTTGGTACGGCTATCACTGATGCTGCTATTCGCCGTAGCATCCAGCGCCTTGACGATGCTGACGTTCCTATGACCGATCGCTTCCTGATCGTTCCTCCTTCGACCCGTAACACCCTGATGGGTATTGCCCGCTTCACCGAGCAAGCTTTTGTTGGTGAAGTTGCTAATGGCAACACCATCCGTAACGGTCAGATTGGTGACATCTATGGCGTGAAGGTCTTCGTTTCTACGAACGCTGACACGGCTACCACCAACACCAGCCGTATCGCTCTGTTGGCCCATAAAGACGCTTTTGTCCTGGCTGAGCAGATGGGTGTTCGTTCGCAGACCCAGTACAAGCAAGAGTACCTCGGTACGCTGTTCACGTCTGACATGCTGTACGGTGTCGCTGAGCTGCGTGACGGTTCTGCTGTTGCTTTGGCTGTACCTGCCTAACCGCAGGTCCGTTATACAGTAATCTTTCTGTATAAATGGCGGCTACGCCGCTCCCCAGGCTCACAAGGTCTGGGGAGTTTTCTAAGTAGATTCCTTCGAGTCTACTGAGGAAACTAAGAGGATGACAAATGGCAACTTTAGTCACTAAAAATTCATCTACATCTGCAGCAATACCTACCTCTGGTGATCTTGTACAGGGCGAATTAGCAGTAAACGTTACTGACAAGAAGCTGTACACTAAAGACTCAGGTGGTAATGTTGTTAAGGTTGTAGGCTCACTTGGCAATCAAGAAGCCAGTGCAGTAGCAATTACTGGTGGTACTGTAGTTGGTATCACTGATCTTGCTATTGCAGATGGCGGTACTGGTGCTTCTACTGCTGCTGATGCTAGGACCAACCTCGGTCTTGGTACTATTGCCACGCAAGCAGCTTCTAACGTAACAATCACTGGCGGCTCTGTTACTGGTATTACTGACCTAGCAGTAGCTGATGGCGGTACAGGAGCCTCAACCGCTGCTGACGCACGTACCAATCTAGGTCTAGGAACAATTGCTACTCAGGCTTCGTCTAACGTAACTATCACTGGTGGATCTGTTACAGGCATTACAGACCTTGCAGTAGCTGACGGAGGTACTGGAGCTTCTACTGCAGCAGGCGCACGTACTAATATTCTTCCTAGCTTTACTGGTAATGCTGGTAAAGTACTAGCAGTTAACGCAGGTGCTACTGATGTAGAGTATATCTCTCCAGGTGTTGGCACTGTAACCAGCGTTGACATGACTGTCCCTACGGGCTTGTCTGTCTCAGGTAATCCTGTTACTTCTAGCGGTACTCTAGCTGTTACCTACTCTGCTGGTTACGCTATCCCTACTACGACTAAGCAGTCCAACTGGGATGATAGCTATACCTTTACTAGCAACTTTCCAAGTCAGACAGGCAATGCTGGAGAGTATCTAACTACTGATGGTTCTACTTTGTCATGGGCTCCTATCAATGTAACACCTGCCCTTGATGATCTATCTGATGTAACTATCACTACTGCCGCTAATGGTGAAGTTCTTCAATACAATGGAACAGCATGGGTTAACGCTGTAGTTGCTACTGGTAACACAACCTCTACTGGCCTGTGGGAAAACTCAAACACTATCAGTTCAAACTATACAATCGGTACTAATTACAACGCAATGTCGGCTGGACCTGTCACGGTAGCTTCTGGTGTAACTGTGACGGTTCCTTCTGGCTCAAGATGGGTGGTGATCTAACATGGCACTAGAACTTAACGGAACAACTGGCGTATCGCTGGTACAAGATGGGGTGGTAACTGCTGCTGATCTGGCCTCGACGCTAGACCTGACTGGCAAGACAGTGACGCTGCCTGCTGGTGTGGGTGGCAAGGTGTTGCAAGTAGTTTCAGCAACCAAAACAGATACATCGGTTAGCACTAGCACAACACTTGCGGATGTTTCTGGACTATCAGTAAACATCACACCGTCTAGTACATCAAGCAAGATTCTTGTTTTGGCAACCGTCCAAGGTTCCGCTAGAAGCGGTTGGAACAATATGGGAATTGTGTTGGTAAGAGGATCAACTTCGTTATGTATTGGAGACGTCGCTGGAAGTAGAGCAAGAGATTCAATTTATATGCCTGGAATGGCAAACGATGGTGTAATCCAATCTGGTTCTATCAATTACTTGGACAGCCCATCAACAACTTCATCCACTACTTACAAAATTCAGTTTCGAGTAGATCAAGATAACCCTGGGCAAGGTGTTTATATCAACAGGTCGTGGAGTGACCCTGACTCAGGCGGAATGGGACGAGTGGCTTCAACCATTACAGTGATGGAGATTGCAGCATGACGGATCGAGTTTCCTCATTATTGTCCTTGGTTCCTGGGGCTGAATTTGTAATTAACGGGACAGAAGAAACGTGGATCAACCCAACGTCTTGTCCTGTTACTGAAGAACAAATCCAGGCCGAGATCACCCGCCTAGAAGCCGACTACGCTGCCAAGCAATACCAGCGTGACAGGGCTGCTGCCTACCCATCATTTGCTGACCAGTTTGACTTGCTCTACCACGGCGGCTTTGACGCATGGAAAGCAGCGATTGACGCTATCAAACAGACATACCCGAAACCGGAGGGACAGTAATGGCTAAGATTGCAATCGCCGGGTCTAGTACAGGGACGGCAACCTATACGATCCAATCGCCGTCAGGATCTACTGACCGTGTTTTGACGCTGCCGGATGAGGCGGGGACGGTGCTGACAAGTGCGAGTGATATTAGCCAGCAAGCAGCAGGAACAGCGGTAGCGTTTTCAACAACAGCAACGAGTGGTCAATCAATTTCTCCGGCAACAGCAACGATTGTCCAGTACGGAAACGAACTATTGGATACTCATGGGTACTACAACCCAAGCACCTATCGCTTTACACCGGCTGTGGCTGGCTGGTATTGGCTCTCCGCATCGACAAGAATTGACACGGATGTTGATTCTGAAATTTATGATATTTGGTTGAGAATAAACGGCTCGGCAGTATCTACAAACTCTGCAAACCAATATCGCTACACATCAAATAGAGTGTCTAATTTGGTTTACTTTAACGGCACAACAGATTATGCGGATGTTGTGGTTTATATAAACATCTCCTGCTCCCTTAGAACTAATTCAAATGAAAACACTTTTAGTGGATTTTTAGTGAGGGCTGCATAATGACTTTGTATGAAAAAGTAATTTCTTTGTATCCAGAGTTAACACATACAGATTTCTACATTGACGGCACTATCCTCCTCCAAAACGACTCAGACGGTCGTGGTGACTACATTGCAAAGTGGGAACACCCCACGCTGGCTCGGCCAACACAAGAACAACTTGATTCAGTAGGGGGTGCATCGTGAGTACTTTGAAGGTCTCGGAAATTCTCGACACCGCTGGTGGCAACACAGTCACCATTAACGGAGCCACGCCAACGGTGAATAACACTATGGGCCGCAACCGCATTATCAACGGAGATATGCGGATTGACCAGAGGAATGCTGGTGCAAGTGTTACTGTTTCTAGTGATGTTTATACATTGGACAGATGGCAAGCCCTGCAATCGCAAGCAAGTAAGTACACTGTTCAACAAAACGCCGCTTCCGTAACGCCGCCATCAGGGTTCGCTAATTACCTAGGAGCTACATCTAGTGCCGCAACTTCGCTTGGGTCTGGAGATTATTTTTTTATTCAGCAAATAGTTGAAGGATTTAATGTTGCGGATTTAGCATGGGGGACTGCGTCAGCCAAGACAATTACTGTATCTTTTTGGGTTCGTAGTTCGTTGACCGGAACATTTGGCGGTTCATTGGCAAACTCTGCTGGTAATAGAAGTTACCCTTACACTTTTACTATTTCATCAGCAAACACTTGGGAGCAAAAAACAATTACTGTTGCCGGTGACACATCTGGAACTTGGCTGACAACAAATGGAAGTGGTTTAAAACTTAGGTTTGGTTTGGGTGTTGGAACTACATACAGCGGAACCGCAGGGTCTTGGGCTGGATCAAATTACTTTTCAGCCACCGGCGCAGTTAGCGTAGTCGGAACCAACGGAGCCACCTTCTACATCACCGGCGTACAACTAGAAGTCGGCAGTGTGGCTACTGAGTTTGAGCGCAGACCCTATGGAGTTGAGCTTGCGTTGTGTCAGAGGTATTACGAATTAACGGGTTTTGGTGCGGTTGCCATAGCAAACACCTCAACGCAGTTTATGTCTATTTTCCAATATAAAGTTTCAAAAAGGGCTACTCCAACGGCCTCTTTAACTGTTACAAGCAA